CTTTCTGCTTCGCAGATCGCCCTTTCGCTCTGAAAGCGAATTTGCGTTTAAGGGTATCACATCACTCCCAATCAATTGACATAACCGCAGGTCAAACGGCAAGTCATTATTCGTAGGTCATCTGTTTCTAACCAAGTTTCAGAATATCCAGCATCCATTACTTAGCCCCAATCAATTCACAAGTATGACATTTCTGATCTACAAACTGCCATGATCCACATTTATCACATCGAATAACAGGCTCTTGCGTGTCAGTAGATTCGGCTAAATTCTTTGTTCCAATAGCGCAACATTTAAGGCATTGATAGACCCTAAAGCCATCAGCTGTGTCATAGCCATCCATCCAAATAAACTCTGAATTGGCTGAACAAAAGTTGCATCTAAACTTAACCACCTTTACCTGCCCATCCACTTCCCTTGAAAATTGCCGGAATTGCTGTATAGACACGCCTTAACTTAGCACCACATACTTGACAATGAGGGATTTTATGATCCATTGGTAAATCCAATACAATTACTAACCCCTCACCATCGCACATGTAATCGTAATTAGGCATTGTAAGGAATTCGGTTTATTGCGTGGCAGGAATAGCATCGAAGCAGATCGCCCTCATGAAGTAATCTGTCATCGTTGCAGTTATCGCACACAACTGTTGATGGTTCTACTTTAACTCCGTTATCTGTAAAAGTAGCAGTTAGACCAGAGCCATCAATAATTTGTAATTCACCCATTTATTCACCTCCTTCAAAATACCATTTTCCGTTACTTGTAATTTTTGCCCAACGAGGTTCGCATTGTTTTGCTTTACATACATAACCATAATATGGCTTACCTCCTTTAGAAATACCTTGTTTTAATATATGACCATGTTCGCAAGCAGGTGGTTCGTTAGGTGTTGCTGATGCGATTTGATCTACGACTTCACTAACTGTCCATTGCTGCGGATCAGCTTCTTTATTTTCAACTGCAAAACTTGCTCTAAGAGCATCTTCCACAGCTGCAGATTTAGTTCCTGGTGGTGAGTATTTGCGCTCTGCTAGCTTCTTTTCATATTGATTTGGCTGAGCATTGTTTACCTTAGCCATTTCTTCTCTTGAAGCGCGTTTACCTTTAGCCGCGAAACCAGCATTTGCGAGTGCACGACCGATCGCTGAAGTTTCACAATTCTCCAATGCAGAAGTGCTATTAACACCCTTCTCTGTAATCGTTTCCAAAGCAAGACCAGTGGCGCATGGCTTGAGATCTGCCTCCGTTTTGAATAGTTTGCAAAATACAATGAATCGAGTGTTTGATGCCTCGATAAGTTCTGTTTCCACTCTGGAATCTGGGTATTGTCCATGCCATTTCTCCAATCTTGTTTCAACGGTTTCATAATCTTGTAAGTTAAACATTAGTCCTCCCAGTTTTCATCTTGGACTGCATCAAGCACAGTTTTATAGACAGATCCATAGGCAATGAAGTCTTTGATACTGTCGTAATGATCTGGGGTTTCACTAAGCCTAGAAACCTTGACCAACGCCATACATAGTGCAGCTTGGTGTGGTGTAATTGGGAAGTCGAGATATGCAGACCATAAGCCCGCAATTCTTTTGTGATTATAGTATGGATGTCCATAAACACTTCCGCGCTGTTGGATCGTAGTAATGACCTCATCAAACAGGCTTTCAGTTTTTGTCATAGTCAAATACTTGATCTCGCTTAACATCTGTAATCCTGCGGTGCATGTCGTAACCATCTTTACGACCTTTCCAATATCCTGATTGGAATGCGTTATCTTTGATTGTTGAGTAAATGCCCCAAACAATAAAATAACCAAACACGCTGTAAAGCACTATCCAAGGTGCTGTTGTTTCTATCATTTTGTAGCCCACTCCCGTATTACTTTAGGCATCGCAACAGGATCTCTGTCATCGATTACTTTATAGGTTGCTCCTGACGGATGTATTGATGGTGCAGCAGCAACATACCCTTTCCATTTGATGTCAATTCCATCAGTTAATTTACCCTTAAATACATCAGATTTATCAGCTGTGTAATAAAGGTGTAAGCCATCACCAGTTTGAACTGTGTAAGTAGGCTCAAACTCAGGAAGTAACTCGCCTCCGTTGCGGTAATCAATATCAAAGACCACTAGACCTGATTGATAACAGGCTATGCCTAAGTTGATTTTGTCATCATAATCAAACCAAAAGTTAATAAGTTCTTGGTCGGTTGTAGCTGATAGATAAGCCCTTTGACATAGATCAAAGTGTGGATCTTTTTTGTTTGGCAGTAAAGGCAATACAGCCCAACCTTTATCTGCATACTCTAAAGCAGCTTCTCGGCTGCCTATATCTAGTAACATGTCGCTCCCTACATATCCACAGTATCTCTGTGAATACATAAAGTTTGACCTAAATCAAGTTAATTATCTACCTGAGTGTCGGTGTGTTTTATAACGATTAGATAACGCCAATATCCTCAAATTCATCGATATGATCATCAATCGTGCGGTGCTTATAGTCTGTTTCAAGCCCCATATACCTTGCCCTCAAATATAAAACTGCCATCTGCATTGATTGGCACAGTAATTACCTGCACTTTACGATCCTGAACATAAGCCACAGCAAACCCAGTTTGCCAGTTTGCGTAACCTCTTGTGTATGCCATGCCTGAACTGCTCAAATCAACCAAATTTCCGACTTCTACTCCCCATACAGTCCTACCTAATTGACCCCTAGAAGCCTCTGTAAAGGCTGATTGCCCTAATCTATGGGTATGCCCACACACTACGCTCTTTCCTAGCCTCCTAGCCCCATTTAAGGCTGTTTGTCCAGGCACTTGGCTAAGTGGAAAAGCATCGCCATGAACGGCAGTCCAACCATGCGCCCAGTCCACACCAAAAGGATGAAACTTAATGCCTAACTTGTCGTAACCCATGAACTTTTCATATTGCATTTCAGGAAGATTTAAGAAGCTGGGCAATCGTTTTTTGATTGATCGATAAAGCCTAATCCCATGATTACTGCCTACAACATCAGTTACACCAAGATAAGTTAAAACCTCTTGGGTCAATACTCTGTCATCATGGATATTGCCAACCATCTCATCAATTGTATTGGCGTTAAAACCACCAAGTTGCGGAAGATCAATTTCATCTCCGATGCAAATAGTGCGATGTGGATTCCACTTAGTTAAAAATTTGCCTACTGACTTCGTTGCCTTCTCATTGAAGAATGGCACTTGGAGGTCACTCACGAACGCGATGCGCTTAATCATCATCCTGATCATCAGTTGGATCTATTGATGGAATAATTCCGCCATCGCCTACGACCCAATCAGGGAAAGTCTTATGCTCGGTCATTAACCAGAATGCGTGCTCTGGTGTAAATCCTGCCTTACGAGCTGCTTTATAACATTCGTGCAACATAATGTAATGCGCATCAATCTTTGTTGGATCAGGAGTTTGGCGAACTACGCGACGATTGATCTTTTTGCGTTTGATAGGTTTTCGTGTGTTCGCCATAAAATAAATTATCGCTTAACTATTAAAGAATACAGATCATCAACACGCTGTTCTAATCTTGTTAATTGATCCTTCATGCTAGATCCAGAATTGGGCTTAAGTTCCTGTAAGTAAGACTTAATAACCCATCGTAGAGCCAACAATCCAGTCGCGCCTAGCGTAGTTAAACCAACGATTAATCCAACCCATTCGTTCGGTGTCATTTCGCATTAACGCCATAATCAGCTTCTTTACCTGAACTTGGATCAATTGCTTTTGCAAGAGGTGCAATTAACGCACCAGCAAGAATTGCAAGTTCTGGTCGAATGTCTGCAACAATTGCTAATAGGACAGTAATACCAGAGGCTGCAACAGCTCTTAGATATGACTTAATTGCTGCTTTGTGTTTGTTAGTTAGTTTCATTACTTGCCTCCTAGTAGTGGTATGTCAAAAAACTCTGAATTGTTATCTTGATCTTTTTTAAAGCTAATATGTATGTGATGATTATGCTTATTAGCACCTTTGTATTTACGCCATTTCCAACCAAGCAAAGGTGAGGCTATCTTTTCCTCAAAGATTACATAAGAGATACGCCCTTGAGTTTTCCCGAACAATCTAATCTGATCTGCCAGATACGCTGAAATCCGTTTGTCGTCAGATAGCCCAGCAGAAATATCCAGTCCTCTGACACATCCTGTTTTCTCATCAGGGTTGTGATCGGATTTGGCTGCTCTAGATAAGTGTGCCAGAGAAGCAA